TGATCGGCGGTAAAGTACGCAACCAAATAAGCAACCCACTAGAAATGTTGCGTATAACAGCAGAGTTGTTTGAAAGCACTTCAAGGATTGGTAACTACAAACTGTCTCACAAGCATCTAAGCAGACGTAACGAACAATTTTCTGACAGAGATATTATAGAGCGTTCTGGCTTTGAAAGCCGTGATTTGACCATTGATTTTGCTAAAATTGGCACAAAAATACAAATGGTAAATCAAATATCAGCGTTTTTTAACGCACGTTTGCAAGGGTATGCAAGGTTGTATCAGGCATTTAAAGAAAGACCCGGATACACAAGTTTTCAAATATTCAAGTACATTACTTTGCCTAGTATAGGATTATGGTATTTGAACCATGATGACCCTCGTTATCAACAACTACCAGCTTGGCAAAAAGATTTGTTTTGGATTGTTATTACGCCAGAAATAGGCATAGGCGATTCTATTGTAGAGGATGACAACGATTACACAATTTATAGAATACCAAAGCCATTTGAGCCGGGTCTGATATTTGGCACATTGCCAGAAAGAGCCTTAGATTGGGCATATAATGAAAAAGGTGATGAATTTTTAAAATTTGTCAAAGACCTTTTTAGCAGTAATTTATCTGGGCTTGCGCCTGTGCCTGATTTTGCGAAGCCGCTTATAGAATCTTGGTCAAACAAAAATTTATTTAACAACCTTCCAATAATACCTTATGGCACAGAGAAAATGTTGCCTCAATATCGGTACAATGAATATACAAGTGAAACATCAAAACTGCTGGGCAAAACAATATCAGAACTAACTGGTGGATATATGGGAAGCCCGGCAAAAATTGATCAGCTTATAGCAAACTGGTCAGGCACTTTAGGGAGATATGCAGTTCAAGTTGCCGATAAAGCGTTAATTGAAACTGGTGTTGTAAAATCGCCAGAACAGCCTCTTAAAATGTTTGAAGATTTGCCTATTATCAGGGCATTTACAATCCGAAACCCTGCTGGCTCGTCTGAATTTATACAAAGGTTTTATACCAAATATCGCAAAGCGGAAGGGCTAATCCTTACGCTTAAAAAACTTAAACGTGAAAACCGTACAAGCGAAGTAGGCGAATTGTTAGCTAAATCTGATTTAGACCTTCTTCAGCTATTGGCTGCTGGAGAAGCCATGAAAAACACAAGAGAGTTAATAAGAACAATTCATGTCAACCCAGAGATAAATAATGTTGAGAAACGGCAACTTATAGACCAAGCATACGATACGATGATACAGATAGCTAGATTTTCATTAGACAACTACTTTGATAAAGGTGATGACTAAGAGCCTTTTGTAAAAATATAAAATGCTGTATAAGTACCATAGGAGTGGGGCATGACAGTTAGTAGCACAACAACCAAAAGAAGTGCCAGCGGTGACGGATCTAACGATACGTTTTCGTATAACTTCAAGATATTTGATGATGATGATATTACAGTCATCATTCGTACCGATTCAACAGGCGCGGAAACCACTAAGACTAAAACAACTCACTACACTGTAACAGGTGTTGGAAGTGCTAGTGGTGGCAATGTTGTGTTTACCTCTGGCAACATACCAGCAAGCGGTGAGACAGTTGTGTTGCTGCGCACAACAGCCAGAACGCAGCTTACAGACTATGTGGCTAACGATCCTTTCCCAGCAGCTACACATGAAAATGCGTTAGATAAACTGACATTTATTGTGCAAGAGTTGGAAGAACAAATTGGGCGTTCACTAAAAGTTTCGCAAACTAACGT